GGTATCTCAAAGCATTTGACTTGCCAATAGTTATTCTCTACATCATCACTATCTGTGCTATGTAAAGCTAAATTTGGTACAACCTCTTTATGGTAATAATAGTAATCATAACCATTTTGACTTTCATCATTGGTTATATCTACTTTATCAAAACCAAGATTTATTAAATCTTCTTCTGTCATTTTTCTGCCATTGTTTGCAAAAACACAGTATGATTCAACACATCAAAAGCATATGTATAACTCAACTCATTATATGCTTCATTGCTCTTTGAATAAATTCCATGTTCTTTGATTCTTAATTCTCTCAGGTTCTTAATTGTTAATGTTGCCATGTGAAGATTATCTTTATCCTCTGACTTCATCATTCCCACTACATTCTGCACCTCTGTTGTTGTGATATAATTATACTTCTTTAACAACATTAACTCAGCCATATATACAAAAGGCCGGAACTCATCTTTCTTAGTTCCCTTATGATACATATACCATAAATAGTTTAGATTGCCATCTACACCATCTGTTATATTATAATGCTCTTCAGCAATTTCTGCAACTAGTTTTTTAATTTCTTGTGTTTCCATTCTAAAATATATATCTAATAGTGTTCCATGGAATAATGGCATCATGTAACTCTGTAAATTGTTTAATGTAATCAGATTTACATCCCTGTGCATACCTAATGTTTTCTCCTCCGTACTGGGAAGTCTTCCTCTCTTGTATGTCCGGTCTCCAGAGTAACTCTTCACCCATGATCTTATTCTTCTCATTATACTCATGTTTATCTTTGTTATGTGTAAGAAATATTACTTCAGCTTTGACAGCATCTGTATCCCAAGCATAAGTTCTTGCATTGTATCTCACAACCTCAAATAATTCTTTATACTTGTCTAACCAATCTGTATGAACTATTACTGGACTAAAGTTAAGATGAACTTCATAACCAGCGTCTATAAATTTTTCTACAGCTATTAATCTTTCATAAATAGTATTTGTATTAGGTTCTAAAACTTGTCTATACTCTTCAGGCATTAGACTAAATCTTATTCTAATTTTTTCATGTGGATTAAACTGTAGTAAATCTTTATTTACATACTTAGTAGCAAATGAACCCATAGCAAGTGGATGGTCTCTAAAGAATTCAAAGATTGTTTTCCAGTTATGATATTTAGCATGTAAAGCAAAGTCTTCATTGCAAGAAATGTCATAGGTAATATACTCTCCTGTTTGATTAGGCTTTTCTACATCAGCAAACCAAACATGTGAATTAATCTCTGTCAGGATATCCATAGTATTTGTTGCTATAGATAATCCTTCCGGTTTGTGCCTTTTCATATAACAGTAACTGCAGTTATAAAGACACCCATGACCAAAACTGGGTGAAATAAAATCTGTACTTCTTCCCGATGGTCTTATTTTAAGTGATTTTCTGGTAACTTTCTCTACCAGACTCATTTATCAAGTTTAATTTGATTATCATCTAATATCTCATAGAACTTATCTCTAATTCTTTCTACCATCTTCCACTCCTCATCATTAAGTTCTTCATACTTCCACAGTTTTCTTAGCTCTTGAGAGATGTCCCATAGAGCTATGTACATCTTGCTACCTTGTATAGCCATGTCAAATTCATGCTGATCATCAGGCAGGTTAAATTCAAGTGTTGCTTTCATCTTATTTTTATTTATTAAAAAGAGCACTAAATAGCACTATATTATACATACCTTGGTTTTTCTTATGTGCTTAAATCATATAGTGCATCTTAAGGCACTATAAAGGTTTCTAATAAGTCTACTGTTCTTTCAGCACCATCATATTTAGATTTAGCATGTAGCATTTCCCCATTGATATTTATATTCTTATCAGGATATGTTGCTACAAACTCTGCAAAAGCACACATCTGTTTATTTTCCATTTCTTTTGCATGGTCAAGTGCTATGCACCACTCATCGTAATCAAATGGTTTATCTTTTTGTCCATCAAGTATTTTTTTAAGCCACTCTACTGCTGTTTGTTTCATACTTAATCGGTTTTTATACGTTTATAGGTTTAAAATTTGTCAAGTTTTTTAAGCTTATAGGCTAACACTACTCTGGTAAAGATATACCCATAATATCATTTAGCTGTTTCCATATAGCTTCAGCATTCTCTCCCCAATAAAAATCACATGTAAAACTTGTATCAGTCTTTTCATATGGTGGCTCTAGAAAGTATGCTTGCCAATTAGTACTAGGTTTTGATGTAAACCTTTTACATTTTTCTTTAACTGGACATTCAAATCCATGGCACATAGTTATATCCGGCATGTTCTTAATTTTTATTAATTTGTACTGTATCAACAACCTCTAAAGTTACATAAATAACTCCAGCTTTTACAAAATTTAACTTCTTTGCAGCTCCATAACTTAGGTCTGCAATAAAAGGAGAAGACTTTGGTAGCCTGTCATTTACTTTTACATATATAATAGAGTCATTTCTTGAGTCTGTTACTTTAAGAATAGTTCCAAACTTATAAGTCTTGTGTGCACATGTTAAACTATCTGCATAAAATTTTTCTCCGGAAGCAGTTAATCTTCCTGTCCAATGTTGTCCATAGTAGCTTACTCTTCCTTTAGTGATCAAAGGATTAGGATCTACAAAATTGAACAACATTGCAAATATTAATAATACTTTCATTTTTGTTTTCTTTGTTCTAAATAATCTATAGTGAATCCAATAGCCACTATAATATTCATTCCCAATGACATTAATATCTCATGAATGTCTTGATATACATTTACTGAAAGATGTATATGACCTACCATCCAAAATGGTATGGATAAGTTTTGGCTTATCCATACCAATAGATATTTTATAAAATGTCTCACGGATTACTTATAGCATTATATGCTGCAGTACTACCTGTCATCTTAAATTCATAAATTTCTGTGTCACATGTAGTATCATTAATCCTAATTCTTACAGATGATGCAGCTTTAAAATCTGCAAGAAACTCTGCATCTGAATTAAGATCATCTACCATAAATAATGTTTTACGGTTTTCAGATGTTCTACCTGTAATACTGTATTTTTTATACTCTCCATTTACTAAGAATGAAATATCTACAGTAACTGACTCATCACATACATAAACTCCACCTATATAAAATGCAATACCCTTGTAGTTTTCAAGTTTTAGAAACTCACTCTGACCATCTTCTGTGTATGCAATTTTATACGGTGTATCAAATCCATTATCAATTTTTGTAACTACCCATTGTGATAATGCATTAAAACTAAATAAACTAACACTTACTAATACTAATAACTTTTTCATTTTTTTGGTTTTTTAATTGTTTTGTTCTCCTCTTGTTGATTCTCTTTCAGAATCTTCTGTAATCTCTCCCAGATTTGCTTGTTGATCAAGTTGTAATCTGGCTCTTTCTTGCGCTCTTTCATATTCTTGCCAATGATAAATATTTAAATCTGTCATTCTTAGGAAATCACCAACAGTCATGTCTTCTGGTATTCCATTATTTACTTGCATAATTTGCATGTATACTTCTTTCATTCTTCCCATAACATCTTCATGCTTTTGTCTAATAAAAACTTAATTGTTATCCTTATGTCTTTATGACCATAAATAGATCCCGCAGCTTTAATTCTGTTATACATGTTTCTGCTAATATCAATCTGAACTCTTTTGTTTCTTTGTACTTGTTGTACAGTCTCTATAACACTAAAATCAAAAGGAAACATTTGAGCATAAACATAGACATTACTTTGAAATGTTTTATCACTATAAAACTGTACTGCAAGCTTTTTGTTATAATTGATTTTAGATCTTTTAAGTCCAAGTATTTCTGCAATTTGTGGTTCAGACATTCCAAATCTGTAGGCTAATATCCCTATAAGATAACTTCTTTGATCAACAATTGATCTTGTTCTTAGATGCTGAGGAAGTTGCTTCAATGAAGCAATAACATCCTCTTTAGTAAAATCTTCCATTTATACTATGTTTAGTTCTAGTTCTTCTTCTACTACAGCTTCTTCTTTTTTAGCTTTTAGAAGTTCATCAATTATGATAAATCTATCAGCATCATAAAATTCATACGGAAAAGATTTTTCTGTAAGTTTTACTTCAACTAGTTTTAAACCAAGTTTATTTGGTTGAAGACCCATTCTTGTAATAGAAGAAATAGTATATACTACACCTTCTTCTACCCATTCATCTAACGATATTTTTGCTGGTTTATTGCTGGCATCAATGCATATAACTTTCATAAGATTCAATGTCTGTTTTTATTGATAGTTCTTCAAAGTTAGTTTTTAACTCTAACATTTCTAAATAATCACCTGATTTTACAGAACATTTTCCAGAATTATGAGCTATAATTGCGCATTGTTCAGCTTGTGTAGGTTCATGATTGCAATATCTTATTAGACATGCAGTTACATACAAAAAATCATTAGTATGATCATTATACAATACTAATTTGTGTGTTTTTGTAGCTCCCATATAATGTTAATATACAAAATTTAAAGGGGTTAATCTAACTCAACCCCGTAATCTTTCCAAACAATTTTATTTTGGTCAAACCCTTCTAAAGCTTCCTTTACCCATTTTTCATCTACAGTATCCATATAACATAGTATATGTACAATAGCAGTATCATCTGGATTTAAACGCAAAAGTCTTCCTATTCTTTGACTAGCCTTACGCTCATTACCATATGCATGCATAATAATACCTTGTTTAAGATTAGGAATATTTACACCTTCACTCAACTGTAAAACAGTTGAAAGTTGTTTTATAGTTCCTTCTTTAAACAATTCAAGATTTTTTTCAGATTGAGGATTATTACTATGATAACTATAATGACACAGTCTATCAGCTTGTTCTTGTGTATTTGCAAACACAATACATTTAGCTTTTATATGTTCCATTAACATCTTAGTATATTTTTCTTTAGTAGGATACTCCATTAGTGCTTTCATTCTCATTACCCTAAGTATATGAGATTGTCCTGCTCCTGTATCAATTCTTGTACCCCAATAGGAATAATTCTTTTGCTCAGAAGTTGGAAACTTTTTTCCTTTAGTTTCTACAACATAATTGAGTTTACTACTTAATTTAAGTTGATGAACAATAATTTGATAATCATTCAGTATTTTATTTTCTACAGCATCATCTGCTCCAAATTTAAATACTACGGGACAAAACTCGTTTACTAGACGGCCCTTTTCAGAATCCTTGTATTTAGGAGGTGTACCTGTAAGACCAAGTATCTTTCCTTTATATGTTTCAAGAAAACTTCTATGACTATCTAGTAAACTATGAGCTTCATCGAGATAAACCAATTCATAATCATTTGGATTATGCTTATTCAAACTAAGATATGTAGTAAATGTAATTCTTTGAAGAAGATGCTGTAATTCAAATTTTACAGCATCATCCTTCCAAGATTGAAAAATTGACTTTTTAGGAGCAACAACTAAAACACGCATTAAATCATTTGAGTTTTTATCAATATGGTTTAATCCTACTAGTGTTTTGCCAACACCAGTTCCGAGCACAACACTACATCTATTTTTACTATTTGTAGATTCAAGTGCTTTTAGTTGTATTTCATCTTTTGTCATTTTGATATATTAGTGTGAGTATTATTTGTGTTGCTGTATGCATCACAGTGTGAGGAACTCTTACAACTAACTAAAGTTGCTATAGTACCAATAAATACAAACCATATTATTACAATTCCAATTGTTTTCATATTTTTTTTTATTTAGGTAAATTAAATATTTTACGTCTAATATATGTAGCAGTTTCTTCTCCATTCATCATAAGCTTTACAGTCTTAAGATGCTTGTCAAGATTAGCAATTACTTTCTCATGGTTATAATTACCATAAGCTTGTAAGAATGCTGTGAGAAACTGAAACTTTACTGACCGCTCAGACATACCAATCTTTAAAAAGATATCATTAAATGCTTTACACATATCCTCTGCATTTGGATTAGTAATCTTGAAACTACCTGTTTTAATGCTTTGAGTACT